AATGGTGAACGATTGTTAAAGGGTGATAAGCTTAAGTCTAAATTCGACACCCCTAATACATTCAATCTTCAGTACAATGAAAGAGCTCTTATTAATACAGGTCTTCTCATGCACTGCAAAGACCACGACTTATCTATTAGATCGCTAGTAGAAATGGCGTGGTTAAACGGAATTATAGTAGTCCCAGGTACTGTATTCACAGACTATAGAAAAGAAATTAATGTAGTGATAGTTAATACATCTCGACAGACCCAGAATATAACTCTTGGAGAACCTATAGTCAGAGTTGTACCTGTTAAAGTAGATGAATTTGAACTTAAGGAAGGACCGGTTCAAGGAAGTCAGCGACCAGACAATAGCCTTGTTAACGCTGCTATTGACCCAATCGATCCGTTTAACGCTCATTTAAAAAATAAATAATAACTATGTATCCTATACTATAGTTAATGAATTTAAACATTGCGTACTAATAGTACGCCAGATTAACCAAAAAGGATTAATTATGGATAATTTTTCAATAGAAAGTGACCTGTCTATAACTGGAACTAAACTAAGTATAGATGGAAAAGATATCACTAAGAAAGAGAAAGTGGTAAGTATAAGTATGTACGCCTCTTCTCCTACTAAGGACAGTGAGTATGACAGTGGATGGGTAGACCTATCTGTGACTACTGTAGACGACAACGGGAACGTGGAGACTAAGACCTACAGAAAATCTGAGTATATGGCTAATAAACAAGCTATGGGTCAACCTATGAAGGATTTTATAGACTCTAAAGGTCTTGATGAAGTTGTAAGATTTATTGGGCGACCTGCTGATAAGGTTAAAGAAGAGATAGTAGATAAGATGATACAGCACGCTAAAGATAGTAAAATTCCATGCCCGGATAAAGAATCATTACTTAATAGAACCATTGATAGTCTAACTGATAAGGCAACTGATATGGGTGTCACTTTAGAAGACACAACTCAAGAATAAATCGCTCACCCCGTCAGGGGTTGAAGTCTAGTGAGTACCTCCTTTCTCACTGAGGCTTCGTTTCTCTCTCCTTTTCTCTGTTGGCACACCTTCTATCCAGATGGTGTGCCTTTTATATTATATTCCAACTACAAATTCACTATACTAAATACATGAGCTGTTTAATATGTGCTAGATCCGCCGATGATAAATTATGCCCTAAGCATAGTAAAGATTATATATGGGATAGCTCTATACAGGGATTCCGACTAAGACAACGAGGTCGGGGTAGCCGGTATAATATTAATAAGTTTCACCTAACTGAGACAAAGCTTGCGAGGATCGTTGAGAATCTATACGGTAAATCTAACGTTGTAGTTAGTTACTATCCTTTATGGGCCATTACCCCAAAAGGTGTCCTCTATGAGTATGACATACTAGTTAAGAATAAGAATATATTAATAGCTTACCATGGACAACAGCATTATGAGTATACTAAGTTTTTCCATAAAAGTAAAAAAATGTTCAAGAAGCTGCAGTCTAATGATAAAGTTAAAAGAGAACTTAGTAGTAAAAACAAGTATACATATATAGAATTTGCCTACAACGAACCTATTATTAAACAGTACGTCATAGGTAGAATACATAAATCAAAGTAATTATTGAAAGGGTACATAATGAAAAGTTACATAGGACTATCTGGGGTGATAGGAGTACATCCAGGCACAGCTATAACAGTTAAAGGTGTGCAAATTGATTATAATAACTCTACTCCGAGTGGGGCGTGGGTAAGTATAAGTGGGTCATTAGGCGGCGGAGATTATACATTCAGTGCTATAGAACCAGTAGTATCTGATATAAACTTCGCGTATGATGAAGATGTGTTTGTAACTTACACTGATAATGGAGCTACTGTAGTTAACAATATAGCTATTAATTATATTTATAGAGGAGATCAGATAGCGTATATGACAATGGATCCTAGCAGGATACATAGAACTCCATCACGCAATCTATGGACTAGGACTTAATTATGCTAACTTGGATGGCGGCTTTGCCCTTAGCTATCAAGGTATGTGTATATGCCACATTTATTATACTAATGGTAGCAGTAGCTATATTTGGAAAAATACGAATATCATGGGGTAAACTACAAGTAGATTTAGGATATAATAAGAAGCAACGTAGTTGTAAGGATTGTGCTATTATAGTTAGAGCTCGAGGAGTTAAGGCTAGTCGAAATATTGAGAAACTTGATAGGATTAATCTCAAGAATAAAATGAATTTCGCAGAGCAGCAACTTCTTATACTGCAGCGTACTCTATTTATAGAGTACACTAAGGTAATGAAAGATAAGAAGCCTGATCACTCTGATGAAGAGAAAGAAATGTCCTCTTATCATACTAAGCTTATTATGGCCATGCACTTATTAAAGGATGAACTAAGACGAGCATTCAAAGAGAATGGATTTCATAAGCTCAACGATACACAGTTTGATAACTATATAAAGAACGAGTCTCGGATATTATTTGACACATACTCAGAATATATGTTTACTGCTTACCCGAATGGTATGACTGTAAGGTATGATGATCTTATGAGTATAACAGTGGGCATAAAAGATTCAATGAATAAACACTTTGAATCTATAATAAGAAAATCCAAGGAGATAGAACTAAAGACTATAGAAGATATAAATAGTATAGAAGAGAATTACGAACATGAGACTAATATGTTTCTAGGATTAACCTCTAACAATAAGTAGGCAATATGAATATACGGCAAGAACCAACTGCTACACAAAGGATGACATTAATGAAAACTGAGATGCCTCATCTTAGTAATTTAACTGATGTATATCCTCCGGAGTTATCTGATAAGTTATTAAAGAATAAACTGAAACTCGAAGCTATATCTAAAGCATTTAATAATACTTTACGTGATGTCTCAAAGGCTGTAATGTTTATGTCGTGTCAAGGCACAAAGTGTCCACACTCAGGTTCTTGTATTCTATTAAAACATGAGATAGCTCCGGAAGGGCATAGTTGTCCTATAGAAATGAAAGTCTGTATGGAATTAGAAAGTGCAATTATAAATGAATTAGAGATAGATAGTCAGAGCACCATAGAGATGGAATTATTGTATGATCTAATAGATACTAAGTTACTAGATATGCGAACATCAGGATTAATATCTAAGTATGGACTTATCCAAAGTGTAGTTATAGAATCTGGTAAGAGCAAGATAACTACAAAAGATATAGCTCCTGAGATAAAGATTAAGTTGGACCTTAAGAAACTTAAGCACTCTATCATGACAGACTTCCTGGCTACTCGTAGAGCTAAGAAAAGATATGGTATAGGTACCGGCCAGGGTGGGCTGGAAGAGATAATTAATGAAGCTATAAAGAGGAAAAAGGATGATTAAAGTAATCCAAGGAGTAGACTTATCTACATATCGTAATGAGTTACAACTTAATATGATCCATACCCTCAAGTATAGATCTGATCAGGTCATGGATATGTCGTCTGAAGAGATGCTTGATAGACTATTAAAGCATAATAAAGCTAAGATTATCAAGCAGAAAGGCAAGGTACTGGATCCATTCAATAAACAGAAGCATATAAATAAGCAGGTTAATAAGGTAGCCGATCCACATTCTACTGCTAAGATTAGACATGCTGAAGTTACTAATATCACTAAGGATCCTTCACATCAAAAAGCCAGTAATCCGGACCCAATTATAAAGCCTAAAAGTACCAAAGTTCATACTACTGTTGGTAAGGACTCTGTTAAAATTAAGTCCGTACTTTCACCCAGAGCTCTTAATGTGAAGGGTATCATGAATAAGTTTAATAAAGCCAGCGGATGGACTAAACTAACTATAGGATTCGGAGCCGCTCTCGGTATGTCCTGGATGGCTAACTCATTTAATAGAGTCCGACCAAGGTTCACTCCTACTTATATATCCCGGGATGGATTAGACTATCGGTCGAGTTCGTATATACCAGAGAAGTACTCTCGAGGATACGACACTATAAAAGAATCAATGACAGACTTTGGTAGTAGGGTAAGATTAGATAAGGTATCAAGTAAAGTTAACATAACTCCGACTAACTCTACAAGGTCCCACTTTAGAACAAATATATATAGTGTAACTAATTCTAATATAGCGTTAAATGCACATAATAACGCAATTAAACATACGAGGTACTAATCATGCCAGCTTTCAGTAAGATGTTCAAGAATTTTTCACCATTCGGTAAGTTCTTTAAGAATAAAGTCGCTAAGAACTTTAACATGAATAAGTTAAAGCATGTTAACTATGTTAACCTCGCCAAAGGGTCTAAGAAAGATCTTATAGCTGGAGGAATAAGTACTAAAGGACAATTAAAAGAGAGACTTCTGGGTGTTAATGTTGGCGTGGTAGATCCAAACTTTAGAGCAGTAGGACAGGGAGCAGGACATACATCAGCAAGGCTTGGACATACAATTAGTAAGAAGGTAATGAGTCTTACTACAAGAAATTACGCTGGACAGGCAGTGGTAGGAGCAGCTGCTATGACAGCGGTGGCGGTGATGCAAGGGGCCATGTCGCAAGCACAAGATATTGTATATAGTAGATATATGAATGACAGCAGATATTCTAACCGACTGCTAAGCACTACAAGACTTGGAAGTGCGTCAGGTAATAGTCCTATGAATCCCGCCTCAACTATGGGACTTTCATTAGCATTACATAAATCAAGGCATAATTAATGGCATATATAGCTAATCCTGAGAACCCTGCTAACTTTTTTAGCATGGCTGGAGAAGCGGCCAAAATTGCAGCAACATGGCCACTACAGCAATATTTATATAATCCAGGCATGTATTCAGTGACTAGAGGACAGGTCCGTGCACCATTTAGTGGTCAGGGACTAAAGAAACTTGGCCGCACCATGCGGCATCTTCCTGGAGGAAGTAAAGCTGTCGATTGGGTCCGCCGCACATTTGATATAGATACATCTTCCAACGTCATGCGTAGTAAAGAAGTATGGTGGGGATTAACAGGAGATAAAAGTAGATTCCAATTTGGATTAAATGCTGTAGTAGATAAACCTTCTTTTTCGTCTATATTTCCTGATGATTGGGAAGTAATGGGAAGAAAAGCATATAAGTCCCCTCAGAAATTATTAGGATATAACCCTAAATTTAAAGTTTCTTACCAGAAACAATTAATATATAGACCATCTCCACCTGCAGGTGGATTCCCAAAACCTCTTAAGCAAGCACTATTAGAGTATAAACCTTCAGGATATAATAATAATATACCTTATATTTTAAGTGATATGGATATTAAAAAATTCACCATGCGTAATACTACACCTATAGGAGCAGACCCTAGAGGTGCAGCAAGGCAGGTAAGAAATGCTAGAGAAGCACTAAGAACACCTGTAGGTGTAACATCAGGGGTAACAAAAGGAGAATTATTCAGAGGTGGATTATATAAATTTTCAAAGAAACCTAAATGGTATAATCTTGCTTATGGTGGATTTGGAGGCGGTAAAAAAGCAGCAGTGGGTCTTGGTAGATTAGGTGTTAAAGCAGGTATACTTGGTATGAAGGGATTTGCTTATTACCAAGTAGGGAAATTAATGTGGGATGCTATTAACTTTATTATGGAACCTGTTGGCCGTGCTTCAGTGCAAGCCGTTGATTCTGCGTTCAGAGCTTATGAATCTGTACCTCAGATAGAGATGGGTGGATCAATATCTATGGCTTATTTAACGCACGGAGCCGCAACGGAAAGACAAAAATCAATAAATGCTATTAGTAAAGCTCATATAAATGGTAGGTCAGCTTTTGGTTCAGAAGCAGGACTAATGCATAAGTAGGAGAAACAATGCCCAGACTATCAGAAGGTAATCAAGAAGAGTTTATAAAGTTGATATCTACCCCCGCTACATGGGCAGAGGCATTTCTTAGTAATCCCCGAGACCCTCAACTACCGCTTTCTTTAAAGTCATACCAAAGAGACGTTCTAGATGCTAGTATGACTAATAAATATATAGTACTAAGATTTGGCCGTAGATGTATACCTTCTACTTCATCTGTACTATTAAGTAATGGTCAGGAATTAAGAGCAGATAATATTCAAGTAGGAGATTATATAACCTCTTATAATCATATAGTGGGATATGAAGAGGACGAAATTACTGATGTATACGATAATGGAATTCAAGATGTGTATAAAATCATGTTGGAGTGCGGGAGCTCCATGGAGTGTAGTTCTAATCATCCACTATTAACCCTCTCTAAATCATACCCTAACTATGATATGTATCATGATAATTGGTTATCAATAGATGATGGACTATCCATTGGTAACAAAGTAGCATATAAATATGGCAATCATCGCAAAAATTCCAGCATAACTACCATTGAACATATAGGACAGCATCCTACAATAGACCTAACCGTTAAAAATAATCATAACTTTATATCCGGTAATATTATATCACATAATAGTGGTAAGTCTGTTATTATATGTGTTGACTCTCTCTGGTGGACATTAGCACAACCTTTATACACTATGTACACTAATAAAGGTAATAGGCAGATCCCATTCAGAGTATTAATTTTAACTCCTATGGATGCACACATTAAGATGATATGGGATACATATATAGAACTCATAGAAGGTTCGCAGTTTATCCAAGATCAGATAGTTAAGATAAAGCGAAGCGATGTCCATGAGATACAATTTAATAACGGATCAATTATAAAAGGTATGACAATTGGAATTAGTACAGCTAATAAGGGACTCTCTGCTCGTGGACAAGGGTGTGATTATCTGTTCTTAGATGAGTGTGATTACATACCTGAGGATGTAATGGATCAGGCTATTAAACCTATCACCACAGATAATCCTAATGTTAAAATTAGAGCATGCTCAACTCCTACAGGAAAACGCAGTACTTATTTTACGTGGTGTACGTGTGCAGAAGAATTAGGGTGGTGGCATAAACATGTACCCTCATGGCACCCTGATAATACTAACTGGATATCTATAGATAAAGCCAAAGAACTAGGCACTCCTGTTCAGGAGAGTACTGAATTTCAGATGAAACGTACTACGCCTTCAGCAGCCTATGCAAGAGAGTATGGGGCTGAATTCGGTGAAGAATTAGCTGGAGTGTACAAGCATGAACATATAAATAGGTCTTTAGTTAATTACTGCAACGACTATGATGATAGAGATAATGACTTTTTTAACCCAGGATTTGAACAGAATCCTAAGAATATATTTATAATGGGAGTTGATTGGAATACTTATAAGAATGGCGGACAAGTAGTACTATTAGAGTACTGCACAGAACCAACATTCATAGAGTCTAAAAATGAAGCCGGTGAGCAAGTTAATATCAATTGCACTGGTAAGTTCAGGCTATTCTATAGAAGAGGTATAAAATCTAAACATAGCACTCAACGACAGACCCGGGAAGAGATAATTAACCTGCTAAGGAAGTACAGAGTAGACTTTGTCTATGTAGACTATGGAGCAGGAGACACTAATATAGAAGAGTTAACATTCTACGGAAGAGAACATCCGGAATTAGGTATAGGACATAAGTTACAGGTAGTTGATAGCGGATCGAATATAGAACACTATGATCCTATACTTAGAAAGACAGTTAAGAAAAGAGCTAAGTCTATGATGGTTAATATGAGTGTCGTGTCCTTAGAAGAGGATAGACTGCTACTACCTAAGGAAGAAGACCTTAAACATAGACTAATTCATCAGATGAGAAATTACCTAGTTAAGACTGTAACTGTAAGGGGGGACTTCACTTACGAGGGCGAAGACCACATCCTAGATGCGTTTAATTTAGCTATCTATGGATTTCACGCACAGTACTCTATACTATTAGCTAATCAGATAGTTAATAAAGTAAGAGTTATACAAGCTCCTCGAGTAGATATGCTACCTGTTAGGTCTCAATCAGCAGAGGCACCAGTTAATAAAGCTAAGAAAAGGTATGTAGATCCAGAGAAAGAACACGAGTATCATAAGCCTAGATTTATTAGAGGAGCATTTACCAGGAACTCTAATACACTAGGCGGCGGATTTCGAAAGACATTTTAACATATATAATAAGATTATAACTATACTATAACTATAATAAATTTAGAACTCACTATTGCCTTATAGGGCAATTAATGTACGTATGTACAATAATCATTAATTACAAGGAGTAATAATGGCTGATATAATTTATAACCAATTTATGGGTGCACTTGGTAGTGGCGTAATTGATTGGGAAAACGATACACTAAGAGCTGCTCTTGTAAGCGGTAATATATACTCTCCCGACGCAGACGATAATTACTGGTCTGATGTATCGCAGTATGAAATTCATAATGGTAACGGGTATACAATAAGTGGATACCTTGTAGTAGGTGCCCTTGATGTTCAGGATGGTAGTAATAATGTTAAGTATGACATAACTAATCCTACTTGGACTGCTTCTGGTG